TCCACCTCCTTTAATACGCCATTTTTGTAGATTTTTAGCTCCACAGCCCCTCTCAGCTGCCGAGCTGCGTCTCTCATTTCAATTGCCATTATGCTGCCCCTCTCTTTATTTGTTCAAATGTACCATTCCCCCAGCGATAGCCATGCGAGCCGTCGAAGATAGCCGTTCCGCTATAGCTTATTGCCTCGCGGCATCTTCTTCCGTACACGGTGCTTCCATCATAGATGTATCCACCATTGTGGCGCTGGCTGGTGTCTCCGTCAAACTTCCATTTTCCGCTAAACCACCGCCCTTCTGTGATAGTAATGGCAGTGTCTTCATCCGGCCCCGGTGCTCCATCCAGTAAACCGCCCGCAAAATTCATACTTCCATCGAATTTCACCGCATGCCGCAGCCTGTCGGCAGCAGAAGCCGACAACTCTTTGCTCATCATCTCTACATAGACAGCGCTATATGTATGCGTTCCATCCAGCACGGCTTGACCGTCGAATGTCAGGCGCGGCAGGCAGTCCCGCGGAATGAGTTCCGTTTCAGTGCTTTCCTGCTCTCTTTCAATGACTTCTTCCCTGGTGGGGTTCAACATATGCGACAGGCTCAAGTAATCGTTGCTGTCTTCATCCGCCTCAAAGCATACCACCGGGCTTGGTGCGTCGAATGTATTTCTTCCGTCCGTCCACCATGTCCCATCCGCAAGCAACGGATGTTCTACGGGGTCTGGCAGATGTGGCAGGCCGTTGAATATAACTTCACCGCCGAACCAAGTACTTTTGTCGAAGCCTTCCGGCTTGCGGAATTTCCATGTTCCGTTCATCCTTCTGATACGTGTCAGTGGGTAGATTTCGGCAATCCCGGCCGCCATTTCGTTCAATTCCTGCTCGCTTATATTAGCGCGGTCGGCCGCCCTGGTAATTGCTTCTATGGCGCTTTCATCGCGGATATGGTTCTCGCCAAAGTTCCACGAGCCATCATGCGTTCCGCCAGTTGCGCCATAATCCAGCACGGTTTTGTAATTCTCGGCCATCACAAATTCCGGCTCGATGATAGACAGCGGATCCGCTTCCGGTGAGCCAAACAGGATTTTCCTCGATGGCTTGCCCAGTGAGAAATCCCAAGTTCCGCAAAAGCTTCGTTCGCCGATAAAATCGAAATGCTGCCCTCTTGCATCTTCTGCTCCGGCATCTACGCCGTCGTACTTCCATAGGCCCTTGTGTCCCCGTGTGCCATCAAGGTGTGAATGTCCACGTTCCGTCAAAATATCTGCCACGCCATACATGGCGCTCAATCTTATTTGCCAGAATGGACAGCTCTGGCCTTTCGGTTGCCGTTTCTTTATCCTGCAGGTGTAGCAGAAATTCGATTTCTTCCAGTAGCGACCTTGTGTATTTCACTGAATCAACTGCCCGACGAAGGCGGTTCAGAACGTCTTTATCGGTTGTTACATACTCAGTTATGATTTTGAAGTAGTACGGCTTCCCGCCATACTCATACCATTCTTTGATGGTGGTCTTATCGAAAGCCGCCGAGGCTACGGCTTCTATGGCCGCTGGCGTACCTTTTATTCGATGCCAGGCAATTGACTTTTTCACCAACCGCCTTTTTGTCTCTACGTCCATACCAACGGGCTCGTAAAATCTACATGCCATTGCCATGCCAGAAGGTCCAGGACGGCCTCTGGCAACTCGTCGAGGCGCGGTAGGTGCAAGACTTCGCGGCAGGCCATTGTCACGCGTTGTAGCTCATCGTCGAGCGATTTAGCTGCTGCGTAGACTTGAGCATCTTCTAGCAGATTGCCCGGCAGGATGTCCAGCAGTGAGACGCTTTGTATATCTTTAAGCATCTTCCAGCCCCTCCAGTGTCACCGATACATCGTCGGCAATCGCGACGGATCCTTTGCTCACTGCCGTAAAAGCCGGCGCCGATATTTCTGCCCGCTTGGCGCCTGCCGCCCGGATTTTGTAGTACAGCTCTGTGGGGTTGATGTCTCTCCCCAGTTTTCCCCGCTGCCATTGCACAAACTCCTGCACAGCTTTTTCCACATTGTCCTGTATCGCCACGGCTTCCGTCGCATCATCCCTAGAAATCCAATACTTGACGCTTACGCTGTAGCCGATCTTCTGCGGCGCTTCTACTTTGACCATATCCGTCAGCGGTCGCACACTTCTGTCGTTCAGTGCTGTGCGGACTGTCGCAAGTATTTCGTCTCCCGGAAGCTCGCCACCTTCTACTAAGGGCCGCACGACAACAATCCCCGCGCCGCCGTTCTCCACTGATACGTCGACGATCTTGCTACTTGCCCGCTTTGTGAAATACTCGTAGGCGCCAGACGGTCCAGCGGTTGAGAAGCGCTCCGGCGCTTCGTGGATTCGTTCGCGGTAGCTGTCGTCGCTTTCCATGTCTGTGCCGCCTTCACTTTTTGTCGTATTGGTCACGCTGGCTACAAATGGCACAGGGTTCGTCATGGTCTTGAGCTCGCCAATTGCGTACCCATTCCCTTTCTCGCCTGTCTCTGTGCAAGTTGCCTCAGCATCCGCCGTCATGCTCCCCGGCTCAATCACTGTATCTGCATCCAGTGCAAAGTACACACCGTCGCCCGCCGTCGCCCTCGTCCCTTTCGGGATTATTGTCGCGGTGGCGCGGGCGGCTGACAGTGTAAAGCGTAGTGTCACGGTTGCCGCAGATGGTCCGAGACGGTCCGTACCGACAAGCACACCGATGTGGTCAAGGTAATCCCCTGTCGCATAGGCCAGTAGCCCCATTTTTGCCGCCGTGTCAATCAAGACCCTCTGCTGGATAATCAAGGCTTCTATGCCTCGCAAAAACAGCCTCAGCGGGTCCGCTCTTGCCAGATTGCGCCCCAGAATCGCTTCAACGGTCGTGACAATGTTCGAGTCTATCACGTCCGGATCTGCTGCCGCAAATGTCAGGTCAGGTAATTTCTTCAGCTCCATTGATTTCCACCTTCACTTTCGTCGTCGCCAATCCATCCTCTTCTTTTCCTTCGTAGTCAACCGACAAAACGTGGGCCCGCGGCTCATACTTTCCGACAGCTGCCACAATCTCAGCTGTCATTTTTGCCTGCGCGGCCGCAATCGGTAAATCAATGATTTCACCGTCCATCCCGAAATCTCTGTCCATTGGCACGGTCTTCTTCATTGTTGTCAGGATCATCCTCACATTCTGTATGACCTCTTCAAGCTCTGACTTTGGCTGCAGGTTTATTTTCCCTGTTTCTGCCGTTATATCCAGTATCATAATCCTCACCACGTGTCCGGCACATATTCTTTGATGGTCACTTCTACTTGAGTCGTAATGATACGGCCACAATTATCAACCGTGTCGATGGATTCCCCCACGCTTTCAATTACCCATTGGTTCGCTCCGACAGTTTGATTGCACAAGACAAAATACATTGCTTCGCCATTTTCGCAGAGGCCGCGCAGCTTTGCCGTTTCTTCTGCTGGATTTACGCCAAGCATTGCCGAAAACTGCATTGTGAACGTGATCTCCTCGCCGCCTGGCCCGATGTATTCCAGTATTGGCTTCTGGCCAATAACGTCGTGGCTGGCGTACCGTGCTTTCGTCGTGCGCTTCATGTCTTTGAATGTTCGCACCTCTCGGCTCGATACTTCAAAGACGATGCTGCCAAGGGATCCGATCGGCATAGAGAGCCCCCATGACGACAGCTTCGCTCTCAGCTGCCCCAGCAGCCCCTCCGCCGTCTTCTGTAATCCCTTAGCCACTTTGCTCTTGTAGCTCCCCGCCACGTTCGACAAAAATGACATTGGTCATCCTCCTATAAAAACATCCCCGCTCCCTGTCGTGTGACTGCCACTCTTGCCGCAACTCTGGCACGTTGTGGCATCGCCAATGCGGACGGCTGCGCAGCCGTCGATGAATACCGTACCGGATCCACCCGTAGTGGCAAATGGAACGCCGTGCGGACCGTTGCACGGGCCTGTATCGCCTTTCCGATGTGCGCCCAGGCCATTGATGAAAACATCCCCTGACACAACGGCATTTGTCCCCGCTCGGCTATGCGGGCAGTCCGGCAGTCCTAAATCGCACGTTCCAGTTTCCTTGTCTCCTTTTCTTGCTGCTGCTGGCATGTTTTTCGCCTCCCGTGCCCAAGTTGGGCACAATCAGTTCAAGTTGATGGTCGCCCCCTTGATGACAACCGCGCCCGGCACGCTCACGGTCAGCGACGACGCTGCCCGGTCGTACTCAATGTAGCCACCGTCTGCAAAATCCAGCCGCATAACATCGCGGCTATTTGCTTGTGGTGGTTGCTTCTCGGTAAACCAACTCCCGAGAATCCACCCCGTTGAAAAATTTTTATCGTTATTGGCGAACAAGCAGACAACTTGGTCGCCAACGTCCGGTACCCAGTAGTCATGGTTCCGCCCGCTGAAGCGGTGCAAGACATGCAACTCTGGGCTGATTGTACCGTCCTTGTCGTCAAACTCTACGCGAGCCGAACATGCTGCTGGGTTCACGCTCGAAACAGTGCCTGTTCTGACCATGCCTCTTAGGGCCCGCTCTACGTCAGTACTCATTGATGACCCTCCTCAGATCTATCTTTGTCGTGTACCCATTCCCTACTTCATGTTCGCTTTTTGTGATCAGATATTTCCCATCGTACTTGTGGAAGCCTACAAGCTGTACCGTGTTGCTCGCCAGTAAAGCAAAATTTCCCATCAAAGTCAGCGATACGGCAAACTCTTCGAGGTTCTTCTCGTGCAGTTTCTTCTTTGCCAGCTTCTCAGCTTCTTCGATGGACTCAACTTTCTCGTTGACTTGCAGTGTCAGTCCCTCTTTGCGGTTTGGGTCCGTGTATGTGTATTCAATCATGCTGTCTTTCTGGCTGTGCTTGTACTTGACGTGGCACGCTTTGTAGACATCATGAATGGTGGCGCGGCAGTCGAATGAAAGGACGTTTTGCATCCCCTTCGTGATAGTCATGACGGGCGGTTCCTTCTCGTACTTGGATATGTCGAAGACGACGACTTTCTTGTCGGACACTTTCAGCGCGAGCCCTGCATCCTTGCACAGCTTTTGCAGAAAAGACAAGTCTGTCTGCTCGGACTGCTCGGCGCGCTCTTGGATGGGATCGTCTGCAGCGTCGAAAAAGCTCTCCACTCCATCGCTATCAGCTACGTCTTTGATGATCTGTGACAGCTTCGTCTTTTCCCATGCTCTTGTCTTTTCGACGCCGCGCAAGCTGGAATTGCTTGGGATTGATACGAGCTTGATTTTCGCTTCGTTCGGCGGCCCGCTGTTTGTGATTTCATCCACTTCAAAATTTCCGAGTGGTAAGTCTCTGTTGTCACCTTCAGCTTCCCAGTTATCGACATGCAAGGAAATATCCATCATGGCGCCGCGATCTGGGAACCAGTCACCCTGCCACAGCTCGTCACGGTCTTGCAGAGTGATTTCAGCGCTGTCCGCTTCTCCGCTCAGCACTTCGCGCACGCTGAAAGACTTGAAGAAGCCTGCCACATCTGTCGATATATCAGTACCCTCATATAGGCATTTGATTGACGCTCTTCGTGCCTTCATTCGCTTACCTCCTCCACGGCGGCAGATTCTTCGTTGTCGCTGCCTCGTCAATTTCTGGCAATGTCAAGATTGTCCCGGCCGAAAAAATTGCTGTCTTGATGTACTTGCGGTTTGCGTCCATCAATTGCGCTACGTAGGTGCATGATCCAAGTTCCGTGTAAGCAATCAGGTCCCACGTGTCACCGCTTTTCGTCGTGTATGTCTTACTCATAAGCCAGGCGCCCCCGCTCTCTTTTCCACGCCTCCATCCGTTCGGCAAAGGATTGCTGCATCTTTCTGCCGGCTTCTACCACAGCCGCCTTGATCTCTTTGGTTTCCTGATCTCCGTAAAAATTCAAGGTCATGTTGATGGCCGGCATTGTGATTGCCACATCTCTGTGCTCAGCTGCTCTTGTGTCCTGTTCCTGTTCGTGCTCAGTCCTCTGATAGTAAACCTGTGCAGGTTCCGCCCTTTTTGTAACCGCTCGCTGCAGTCCGTCGTTCCGGTAGGCCACGTGGATACTATTCCCTTCTTGCACGACTTGCGGTGCTTCGTGGATTTCTTTTACGGTGTCCCGCATGCCCGGTGTACGCTGCAGTGTCGGGGCATCCCCATCTGTGTTACCCACTCCAAGGATTCGCCCGGCTTCTCGCCATAGCCCCAGGGCTCTTGGTGTTCTTGTCAAAGGGATAGCCGCTTCCGGCCCATCTTCCGCGAACGTGGTCAAAAATGCACCTTTGCGGTAGATGCCGCCCTTGGCGTTGCTCTCGACGTCTACGTCTCCTCCGCCACCTCCGCCGCTGAAGCTCAGGCTCGACAATGAGCTGGCCGCGCTGCGGATACTGCTGACGATATTGTTGATTGTGCTGATAATGCCGCTACCAATGCTGCTGACGATACCCCAGATGGCACTCATGGCAGCCGAAACGGCGCTGGTTGCTCCATCCCATGCTGCAGACCAATTTCCTGACAAGATGCCTGCAACCATATCAACGACTCCAGCAATAACGTCGATGATCCCGACAATCACGGACGTAATTACGCTGACAGCTGTCGTGATTGCTCCGACAGCCAGCTCGGCAAAAGCGATAAACGCGCCGATCAACAAGCCACCCACGATTTCCGCTATGGTCGTAATAATCGGAATCAGTGGCGCGAAAGCCGCCGCAATCTGCGACACGGCCATCATGACAGACGCCCCCAGCATTTCAAGCTGCGGTGCAAGCGTTTCCCACAAGATTCCCAGTGCTGCCTGCAGGTTTGCAAAAGAGGCTTGCAGGTTCTCCAATGCCGGCTGTATCGCCATCCACGCCGCCGAAAATGCCGCTGTAATCTGCCCCCACAGGCTCGCGAAGAACGGGCCAACGGCTGACCAGTTCGCGTACACAAGGTATGCAGCGGCCGCGATGGCCATGATGGCGACGCCGAGCGGCGAAAATGCTGCCGCCAAGCTCGCGCGCCCCACCGACAAGAGTGCTGTCCCAAACAGGCGGACGCCCTGCGCAGCTGATGCCAATGTATCGGCTATCGAGAAGCTGCGCGCCATTCCTGCCACAGCCTGGCCAGCCCGCGCCGCTCTCCCTGGTAAGCCTGTCAACGTTGCAACAATATTCGTCTTCGCGCTAGAGGCCGATGTGGCCGCTGCTGTTCTCAGGCTCTCCAGTGCTTTCGCGCTCGCCTTTGCGCCGCCAACAATCCCCTCTTTCATACTTGTGCCGACCTGTGCCCACGTGATTGCCCGCAGTTGCGTGTACGTTGCCGCCGCTTCCGCGCCAATTCTCTTATACATGCCGACGTCCGTTGCCGCTTTCAGGATGGCCATGGCACGCCCCTGAGCGGCTGTGGCGACCGCCATGGTGCGCATCGCGGCCGCCGACCCCTGTATGGCCAGGCGGTACTCTACGACAGCTGCAGCCATGTATGACCAGCCTGCCATGACAACCTTCAGGGCCATGACAGCCGGCAGCGCCGTGGCGGCCGCCATCGCGATAGCCATAAGGCCGCCCGCAATGGCCTGGTGGTTCGTAATCCATCCAGACAGACCGCCTGCAAAGTCTGCCGCGGCTTTCGTGATGCTTGTGATGGCCGGCAGGAAAATAGATCCCGCCGAAATGGCAACACTTTCCAATGCACTCTTTAGCTGGATCATGGCACCTTTAGCGTTGTTCATCATCGTCTTGGCCATCTTGTCAGCTTCACCGTCGCAGTTTTCCATCTCTGTGACGAGCTTGTCGAATGTTTCCGGCCCTGCATCAAGTACGGCAAGCCAGCCAGTAGCGGCCTCAGTGCCGAAAATTGCCTTGAGTTCTGCCAGCTTCTCCTCTTTGCTGAGTCCCTGCAGCTTATCGTGCAGCTCGCTCAGGATCGCCGACATCTTGCGCGGCCCGTTTGTGTCCGACATGGATATGCCCAGGGCTTCCATTGCCGCCCTGGCTTCGTTTTGCTGCGCCGTCACGTCAGACATGGACAGCCCCAGCTCTGCCATGGCCTTCTGCGCCATTTTAGGTGGCCCTGCCAGCCTCAAGAAGCCCGCTCGCAATGCTGTACCTGCTTGGCTCGCTTTGATGCCGCTGTTGGCCATCAGGCCGGCCAAGGCCGCCGTCTCTTCCATCGAGGCTCCGAATGCATGAGCTACCGGTGCAGCGTACTTCATGGTTTCACCTAGCATCTCTACATTCGTGTTGGTCCTTGTGACCGTGACGGCAAAAACGTCAGCCATGTGCCCGGCTTGGTCTGCCGACAGTCCAAAAGCCGTCAAATCATCCGATACAATGTCGGCCGTCCTCGCAAGATCCGTGCCGCCCGCTGCAGCCAGGGATAGCAGGCCCGGCATGCCGGCGATAATCTGCTCTGAGTTCCATCCTGCCATACCCAGGTATGACATGGCCTCGGCTGCCTGCGTGGCGCTGAACTGCGTCGTTTCGCCCAGCATGCGTGCATCCGCCGTCAGCTTCTGCATATCGTCGCCGCTGGCTCGCGTGATGGCTTGCACTTTGCTCATAGCGGCTTCAAAGTTTGCCGCCGTCTCGATAGCCCCAATGAACGGTGCCGCCATCATGCCTGCCGTCGCCGCCGCTCCTGTCACATTTGACCAGGCATTGCTCAACCTTGTCCCCGCTGCTGCTCTCGCGGCCTGCGCCGCCTGCATCTTGGCCATGGACGCCCGTGTCGCCTCTGTCTCCTGTCGCAGCTGCCGCAAGCTCTCGCGATACGTCGAAGCGCTCATACTGGCGGCGTTCATCTTCTGGGCCGCGGCGGCAACCGCTGCGTGGTACTGGCTTTCCGACAGATTGCCCGCCTGCATCTGAGCGTGCAAGCGTGTGACGGTCTGCGCATACTGCCTGGCAGCCGCTTGAGACTGTTGCCAGGCACTGTCCAGTCTTTTCTGCTCAGCTTTCAGCTCGCGCGTCTTGTCTTGCAGCCTGCCGATTGCGGCAGCGCTTTGTCCCATCGTTGCCGCGAATGTGCCACCCATGACAGCGTTGACCGCAAAAGAGATGGCAAATATTTTC